CAGACAACATATAACCCTTCACATAGCTCATTTCACCCTGATGGAACTCCAGTAGAAGTAGATGTCCAACTTTCGTTTAGAGAAACAAGAGCTTTAGTGAGAGAAGATTTACATGAACTCTATAAGGATGCTGGTATATCAATATCAGATGCACCAAACGAAGGTAATAAACTCTCACAATATGTTGGCGATGAGAAGGGAGATATTATTGCGGGTCAAGAACAAGACGTAAATGATATTTAATAGGAGAATAGATGAATTTTTTTAAAAAATTTCCAACAGTACAATACGATTTCGATAGAAATGGAATATTCCAATCGATGACAGATATTTTTCGTCATGTCAAACCCCTCGAAAATTTTATCGATAACTCTTTAGCATATCGTTTTTATGAGATACAAGACGGCGAAAGACCTGATATCGTATCGCAAAATCTCTATGGTACACCAAATTATTATTGGACATTCTTTGTTGTCAACGAAAGATTACATGACGGCTATCGCGAATGGCCAATGAGTAGTATCGATTTCTCAGAATACCTTGATAAAAAATACGAAGGCGTCGCGATTATACCAAAAAGACCAGATACAACAGTCAATACAGATGGTATTGTACTCTCTACTGACCATAGTTTGAGCGGTAGATTTAGTATAGGGGAAACAATTCGCGGACAAAATTCTAATGCTGAGGGTATTCTCAAACAAAAAAATGTGGATATGCATCAGGTTGTTATACAAAATGTGACAGGAACATTTCAAGCTGCAGAAGAGATTAAAGGATTGACATCTGACGATGCAGTCGATACCTTTAGAGTCTATGATTATATCGACGCACCATACCAATACTATCATCAAAACGATAGTCAAAAGCGTGCTGTATCATATAGCAACGCGTTTGAGGATACAACTGCGGGGAGAGCGAATACAGTAGATGAAGTCAATATACGATTTATAACATATCGACAATACGAACATGAATTGAATGAAGAACGTTCCTTTATACGATATATTGACCCTGAGTATATACAAGATTTCGTTCAAAAATACGAGAATCTAATCAATGAGTAATAATATATCACAAACAGATGGTAGTTCTATACAGTCATCGTACGAAATTTTAGAAGCGAAACTCTATACAAACCATACAAATCAAGTACCAATCAATATATTTCCAATCATTCAAAAAATTTTAATCAAAGAATCGTTATATAGTGCAGGTATTGGAGCAGAAATACGTCTAATCGATGGTATAAATCTATTAGACAATCTAAAATTGATGGGGAATGAGAAAATTTTTTTAAAGGTGATACAAAGGGGAATCGACGAGAGTATCGAAAAAAAATTTGAACTGAATCTCTATGTATCGAACATAACAGACTTCGCTAGGTCAAAACCGGGTTCGGATGCATACTCTCTTATCTGTGTTTCCAAGCATGTATACCTAAATCAGTTCACAATTTTAGACAAACAATTTAGTGGAACCGTGGGAAATAATATAGCGAATATATGTAGTCAACAGCTTCAGATCCCTGAAAAACTAAGAGATATAACGGATAGTTTCGGAGATATCCAGGGTATATATCCGTCCTTAAAACCAATAGAAGCCATAGTTTTTCAGCTTAGGGCAGCCAATCAACTGGTATATTTCTATGAGAATCTTAAAGGAATCGTGCATCTAAAGGGCCATTCAGAGCTTGTCTCTAAGGACATCGTATCTACATATACCACATCGCCATTCTATCGAAAAGATATAGGGACCACAGAGAGCCGAGATGAACAACAGGAAAAGGTTCTGCGCTTCTCTTCTAATCTCAATGTATCAAAATTGGAGGCCTCCTCTAACGGCGTGTATTCCTCTGAAACATTTGCGGTAGATATATCCAATAAGACAGTTACAACTCAGCCTCACGGTGCACATGGTGGGGCCCTACTGAACCCTGGTGAGTCAGTGTCAAATAACAATATCGAATTCGATTTCAAGAACCAACCAGAGTCAAGGACCTATAGTGTATCGGTGAATAGTAAAGCGTTTGATGCAAAAGAGAATTACCACCATAGTTACAATAGTATCCATAACATCGAAGGTCATAAACACGACCTCGACACTATCAGAGCAAGAATAGTTGTCTATGGCGATATTGATATATCTGTAGGGAATATCATACAACTCAATGTTCCACCAACAGGACAAGAGGATCTTGATGCGGATAAAGACCAATACTTTACAGGGAAATATATAATAACAGATATTGTCCATAACTTTGATTCGGAGTATACTATGGAAATGGTGATTAAAAAAGATTCTTTCCCTGTAGATACAGATGCGAAAAGAATCGCAATAGAGGGAGAAGAAGTATGAAGGGCCAACAGTTTGCATGGTTTATAGGTAAGGTAGTACGTGTCGATGATCCAGAGGGCCTCAATCGCGTTAAAGTAATACCATACGATTACTATAACGATGACGTGGCTGGAAAGAAAGTAGAGGGTAAATATACACTGGAGAGTTTATTACCATGGTCCACAGTACTGATGCCAAACACTCTCGCATCCTACAAGGGCACAGGTGGTAACCATCAGTTAGTAATAGATAGCTGGGTCGTAGGGTTCTTTAGGGATGCCCCTGCTTGTCAGGATGCTATTATTATGGGGTCCTTAGCGAGCATGACAGAGGGTACAGAGGATATACCAAAGGGCGCCGACGAGTTTAATAAAATATACACTACGGCCTCCGGACATACACTCCACATCTCTAATAAGGAGGGCGGTGAGTCAATCCTTATCAAACACGGAACTAAGCCTGAGAAGTGTTCTATTGAGATGACGCCAGATGGTAACATTAATATAAAGGGTGGCGTAGTATCGATTAACGGAAAGCCACAGACATAATGCCAACCACTATTAATATACCATGTACCGCAGTGATCCTTCCGACCAAAGGGGAACTCGCCGACAAGTTAATGCAGTTAGCCAGTAGCGAGATACAAGAAGTCAGAGATGCATTAGATGACCTTGAAGATGCTCTAGGCGATTTCCCTATGAGTATACCCGATCCCCTATACGATGATCTGAGTGTCCCTGAGATTGAATGGGAGAGAAAGATCCAGGCTATCCAATCCGAATACCAGATATATGTACAGACCAAAATATTAGAGATTATTAATAAGGTAGTCTCAGTGGACTTTGAGGTGTCTATTGGCGGTTTAAATATTAGCGTTTTAAATATATGGTCAGACCCCGACTATATAACCACGATCAAAAATAGCGTCTGCGAAAACATAGATGTATACTATGAACTCGTACCAGAACATTATCGTACAATGAATGGACGATTTGGTTTAGACTCACATGAATTGAAATGCGATGTTGCTTGGAGTTATATAATGAGTATTATACAACAAGGTGCTCTTGGATTTATTAAAGCGGGTATTGGAAAAGTGATTGACAAGTTTAAAGAGATATGGGACGAACTTGGATTACCGAGTTTCTCAGAAGATACGACATTCCCTCCCGATATACCTACCTTGCTATCTAATATAATAGATGATGAAACAAAAGATATACGCGAACAAATAGATGAATTGAAAAATTTGTCGCTAGCTGATTTTACCCTACGCGATTTGATTGGAGGGGATTTGGAAAACCATGGTATATCCATAGATGAAATCGATATGCAGAGACTCTTAGAGAAGATACAAGACTTCGAATCAGAATGGCCAACATATCTATATAAAAAGTATTTAGAAACGATTGCGAAGTTCCTGGATGCAATCGGTCTCGGTGAGGTATTAGAGTTTATTACATTCGACTTCTGTGACTTTCTCGAACTCATCGGAATGCCAAAACAAATTACGCTGGAGTCTATTATTGAAATTTCGGCGCTTTCTAATTCGTCCGTTGCGTCCCTGCCAACTATTAGTTCTGTGTCCGTGGACCGTAGTGGTTCGTTACGATATATCGCAACAGAAGGGCAAACGGTATTCTCTGGACCAGATATGCATGGCACTAGCGGTTTAAATACGAGACCAAGATTCCTATTTGTAAATGGCGTAAAAAAAATCCCTGGAGAAATTCCGAGTTCTGAAGCTTATTATAACGAGAGTGAACAGAGTATTACATTATCGACAGCAACAAAAGAAGGAGATAGTATTTTTATTTTAGATTAAAACTCTATTATAATTATTATAAATAACTATATGGCAAATCTATCAGACAAGACAGTAAACGATGATTATAAAAAATCGAAGGTCGACTCGCGAAAAAAGCAGTGGACTGATTTAGATTTATCGCTGACGATACATCCAATCCGTAAAGATATTATACCGGTACGTGATGATGTAGCGATAAAGAATGCAATTAAAAATCTTCTCGTTTCAAATTTCTACGAGCGACCATTTGCAGTAACGAAAGGTGCTAACCTTCGTTCGTTACTATTCGAGCCCGCTGATGTCTTTACTCAGATTATGCTCAGAGATAATATTAAGCGAGTGATTAAAAGATATGAACCTCGTGTAGAGATACAATCAATACAGATTAAAGATTTACGAGATAGTAATGCATATAAGATTGCAATACTTTTTCGTATAAAGGAAAATAATATAGAGGAGACGGTAGACATCGTACTCAGAAGACTAAGGTAGAACTATGGCAACAAATTTAAAAGTAACAGAATTAGATTTCGATGATATTAAAAATAATTTAAAGAACTTCCTTAAACGTCAAAACGAATTTACAAGTTATGATTTTGAAGGTAGCGGTTTAAATATATTATTAGATGTGCTCGCATATAATACTCATTATAATGCGCTCAATGCTCATTACAGTTTAAACGAATCCTTTTTGGATTCTGCACAAATCAGAGGTAATGTTGTTACCCGTGCGAAACTATTAGGGTATATACCTCGTTCAGATTTATCTCCTCGTGCCGTAGTCAATATTACAGTAGACCTTACAAACTCGCAATTTGATAATGTTAACTTTGGTAATCCATTAACTTTAGCGAGAGGTACTAAGTTAAGAACAGTATTACCTGATGGTGAAGAATACAAATATATTGTTCTCAATAATAATACAGTAAACGATACAGGACGTAAATATATTTTTAATAATGTTACTTTAGTAGAAGGTGAGCTCAGAGAACTCAAGTATCGAGTTGATAACGATATTGAAAACCAGAAGTTCCAACTATCTGATGTAAATGCAGATACATCTACTTTAAGAGTCAGAGTACAAAGTAATGAGAACAGTAATAGTTTTGATATCTATACTCAGTTTGAATCTTTGGATAATGTAGACTCAAACTCTAAAGTATATTATTTACAAGAGAATCCATCAGGGTTCTATGAGATATACTTTGGTGATGGTGTTACTGGACGTAAACCAACAAATAACGAAATCGTTACAATCGATTATGTTATCACAAGTGGTGACGAAAGTAATGGAGCAACATCGTTCTCTATGGTTGATTTAGTATCAGGGTATAGTGCAGATACTCCAGTTACAGTATCCGCTTCAGTAGGTGGAGTTGAAAAAGAAACAACAGAAAGTATTCGATTCAACGCTCCGCTAACATTTATTACTCAGAACAGAGCTGTGACCGCAGAAGACTATGCATCTATTATTAAAAAGAATTTCTCAAACATAGATAGTATATCTACTTGGGGTGGTGAAGATAATGATCCACCTGATTATGGCAAAGTTTATTTATCAATTAAACCATTACTTGCTTCAACATTAACTCAAGCTGAAAAGACAACTATTACAAATACAATATTAAAAGGTAAGAACATTGTTTCAATTACACCAGAGATTGTTGACCCTGTGTTTACAAACTTAGAGCTAGATGTGTTCTTTAAATATAATCCTAACCTTACAGACAGGACTGCTGTTGATTTAGAATCTGTTGTGAGAGATACTATTACAGATTATAATTTTGATAACTTAAATAAATTCGATGGTGTGTTTAGATACTCACAGCTAACAAAAGCAATTGATAATTCTGACCCATCAATTATTAACTCAATATTACGTCCAAGAATGTTTCAATCATTTACGCCGACAGCTAATCAAAAGAATAGTGTTACATTAACTTTTGCTGCGCCGTTTTATCTATCAGGTCAATCAACTAAATTTATTTTGACTACGACTGCATTTAAAATTGGAGGTGTTGACCATTTCTTTGGAGACAAACCAATAGCAGGTGAAACAAAAAGACAAGTAATTGTATATAAAGTTGTAGATGGTGTTAACGTAACAGTAATACCAAATGCTGGTGAATTAAATCCAGAGAAAGGTACAGTTCTTTTAAATGATTTTACTCCAGATGATGCTACAGCTATTACAGTTACTGTAGTCCCTAACAGTTTAGATATTGCACCAAAGCGTAATGAACTACTAGCAATAACAAATGACAAAGTTGTAATTACTCCACAGGTTGATACTATCGCAGTAGGCGGAGCTTCAGGTTCTGTAGATTATACAACCACATCGAGATTTAAATAATGCCATATAAAAACTCATATTCTCCAGGCGTTGTAGAAAACCAAACTTCTACACTTGATGGTACTAAAGAAGATATTCGTTTAGACCAATTATTACCAGAGAGTATTGTAAATGATAACGATAAGCTAAAGAAATTTTTAGAAGCTTATTATACATTTATGAATATGGACGAATTCATATTCACAGAGAATGAAACATTTACAGATAGAGTTACTAATGGTTCAATAAGAGTTAGAGTAGCGGACCCTAAGAATGAAAATAATAAATTCTTTAATGATCCTACTGGCACTGATTCAGTTCTTACTGTTCTAAATAATAATACCAATCAAATAGATACTATTCCACTTAGTAGTAGAAACGTAGAGATAACAAACGGTAATGAATTACCAGGTTCATTAGCAGGAACATCTAATCAAACTGGTAAAACATTAACTATTAAAAATGTTGAGGTGGATGGTAAATCATTAGGTGATAGAGTAGATAACAATGATATAAACACTCCATTCTTGTATGAAGGTCAGGTTGCTACATTAGTAACCCCTATTACTAACTGGGTAGGGCCTGGTCCTTCCTATGTTATGAATACCATTGAACAAGCAATGGATATAGATAAGAACGGTTTAAATTATTTGGAGCTAATGCAAAAAGAAATAGCAGCTACAGTTCCAAGGTCACTGACAGTTAATAAAAGAAATCTTTATAAACAAATAATTGACTTTTATAAACTCAGAGGCTCAAGAGATTCTATTGAAATCTTTTTTAGATTATTGTTTAATGATACAGCAGAAGTAGAGTTTCCTTATGACTATACATTAATACCATCTTCAGGTAACTGGGATACTAATTCTTCTTTACCTAGAGGTGGACAGTATTTAGATAATAAAGGATTCTTATCTGATAGTATTAAATTGCATGATAGCCACAGGTATCAAAAGTTTAGTTATTTAATTAAGTCAGGTATTAATGTATCCGATTGGGAATATGCATATGATAGATTAGTACATCCATCTGGGTTTATATATTTTTCAGAGATTTTAATATTCTTAGAATTAATAGAAGATGCTATTACTAATTTACTTAGTAGGATGCCAGATATTCAACCAGGTATTATTGGACCAGAAGATATACCATTAGTAATAGAGGCTTTTGCTTCTCAGTTCTTACCTAATGTAGAAGCTAAGATACATCGTAATGCTCAGATATCATTAACATTAAATAACTCAGGTACTGTGACAGCAGTAGATATATTAAACCCTGGCTTTGGTTATAGTTCAGCACCCGCTATTACATTTAACGGAACAGCTGTATCTGGACAAACAGGAGTGAATCCAAATATTAGTATAGGTATTGATAGTAATGGTAGACTTGACCAAGATGCTATTACAATAACATCAGGTGGTCAACACTGGGCTTCGCTATTTGCTTCAGTCGCGGCAAATACAAATGCGGGTAAAGTAGCATCTCTTAATATGTTAGGTAGAGGTAATAAAACATATTCCTCTGCACCTACTATTGTACTAGATGCTCCTACATCTAAAGATGCAGATGGAGTTTTATTATCAAGTAATGTTCAGGCTACTGCTACATTTACTTTAGATTCTGAAGGGGAAATATCTGCTGTTAATATAACAAATGCAGGTAATGGATATATCCTAGACCCTGGATTGAGAATCAATAGTTCATCAATGAATGAAAATAGAGTAAAAGAAGCTCCTGAAACTATTGAATTACAATTAAACCATGCAGAAGTTTTGCCGTATTCTGGTAAACAAACAAATCCAACAGGACCGGGTTCTGTTAGAGCAAGGACATTATATAATGGTGGATTATTAAAAATCGGTGTATTAAACTCAGGGCAAAACTGGACTGTAACTCAACAGTCTACTGGTAATACTAAACAGCTACCAGCACATGAAGTTAAGTTAAGAAATAACAATTTTAGAACCATTATAAATAATGGATATAAGCAAAGAAGAGGTACATTTTTTTTTTTTTTTTTTTAAAGGTAAATTGATAGCAACCAAAGAATTGAATTTGTATGAAGCAATACCCTGCAAACTTTGGACTCAACAAGTATAAATAAATATAACACGTCTACTTTTATAGACATTGAATAAGAAGGGAAACAATTATGGCAGCAATAGTAACATCAAATTTTAGAGTTTTAAATGCTGAAAACTTTAAGGCAGATGTAGGTACTGATAAAGTATATGTTGGTATTGGTAAAGCAGATGTATGGTCTGACTCTACTTCAGATACAACAGATACTACAGCACCTAATCCAAATGATCATTTAAATGATGAAGGTTTAGCAAGAGCTAACCTATTAGCTTTAAAGAAAGTCGCAGCAAGTGATATATCACACGTAGTAACCAGATATGACTGGGCATCAGGAACAACATACGACGATTGGGATTCAACAGATCCTGATATTTTCGATAAAAAGTTTTATGTATTAACATCAGAGTTTAAAGTATACAAATGTATCTTTGCTCCAGGTAATGCATCTACAATTCAACCAGTACAAACATTAACCGCACCGACTGCTGAGTCTGATGGATATATATGGAAGTACATGTATACAATATCAACAGCAGATGCTGAAAAGTTTCTCACAACATCTTATATGCCTGTTAAGACAGTTTCCCTAGACTATGCAGATGATGATGCTGCAGAAGCTGCATTGTCAGAAGGTGATTACGCTCAGTACTTAAACCAAAAAGCTTCAAGAGACCACGCTAATGCTGGAGGCATTGAAAGAATTCAAGTAGATGTTGGCGGAAGTGGTACAGGATATGATTCAGCTCCTACCGTTACTATATCTGGTGATGGTACTGGTGCAGAAGCTACAGCTGTTATGGCAGGGTCAGGTGGAACACAAACCGTTTCAGGATTTACTATTACAGCAAAAGGAACAGATTACAGAGTAGCTAAAGTTAGTTTCTCAGGTGGTACTCCAGATATAGTTGCAAAAGCAACTGCAATCCTAGCACCTAAACAAGGTCATGGTGTAGACCCTGTAAGAGAATTAGGATCATTCTTTATATCACTTAATGCTAAACTAGATAACTCAGGAGGAGATGATATTACAGTAGGTAATGACTTTAGACAAATTATGTTACTTAAAGATCCTAAGGTACATAATGCTTCAGCATATGGTGGTGCTGCAGCTACCGCAGATGTAATTAAACCGATGAGTGGTTTAGATATTGCATCAGGTACAATTGCTAACTTACAAGTAGATGAAGTAATTGTTGGTAATAGTGATAATTCACCTACTGCATTTGTAACAGAAGTAGATACAACTAACGGAATAGTTTATTACCATCAAAACGAAAAGACAGGCTTTGAGGTATTTGATGATGGTGAAACAATTCAAGGTCAAACATCGAGTACATCATTAGTATTAGAATCATCTAATGCAAATGTTGTATCAAGTACCGGGGTTGACAGAAGATCCGGTGAAATGCTATTCTTAGAAAATAGAGCACCGATTAGTAGAAGTGCAACACAGATTGAAGACATTAAAGTTATTATAGAATTTTAATAATAGGAAACATTTATGGCAACGACAAATATATATCATAAGAATGATGCGACTGGCGGATTTGACGATTTTGTTGAATCAAAAAACTTTCATCGTATTTTATTTAGACCAGGACATGCTGTCCAAGCAAGAGAACTAACTCAATTACAAACTTTGCTTCAAGCTCAGTTAGATAGATTTGGTCAATATAATTTTAAAGATGGTTCAAGAGTTGTCGATGGTAAAGTAACCTTAAATAATCAATACGAATTTTTAAAAGTAGAATCTACATTTACTCATAGTACACAAGGTTCTCAAACTACTAATACAGAATTAAGTAGCTATGTTGGTAAAACAATTGTAGGTGATACATCTGGTGTGAGAGCTGTAGTACAAGCTGTAGTTCAAGAAGTATCATCAGCATCTGAACCAGCAACCTTATATATTAAATATGTAAACTCAGGTACAAACAATACAACAAAAACATTTACTGGTGGAGAAGAAATAAGAACTACATCAGGTACCGTATTATATGGTAAAGTAAAACCAACATCAGATACTCCAACAGGTCAAGGCGTTGTAGTTAATATTGAAGAAGGTGTTTATTTTATTGCAGGTAATTTTGTATATGTTCAAGGTCAATCATTAATATTAGATAAATATGAAACACATAACGATTATCTTGTTGCACTTAAAGTTACAGAGTCAATAGTTAATTCATCTACTGATACATCACTACTTGATAATGCTTCAGGTACTCCAAATGAAGCTGCGCCTGGTGCACAGAGATATAAAATTGGAACAGAGTTAATTAAACAAGCAATCACTGATGCTGACCCTGCAGGTTTAATTACAAGAGCAAATGCAACTCTAGGTGAAGATTCATACGTAACTCTATTAACTGTAAAAAATGGTTTAGCTGTAGTTGATGAAACAGATAAAACTCTTAATACTGAACTGACAGATAGATTAGCACGAAGAACATTTGAAGAAAGTGGTGATTATAGTGTTGAGCCATATCAAATTACTGTTAAAGAATACTATAATGATAATACAAATAATGGTTATAAAACTACTGCACAAATTATTGCAGATGGTGATGCATCAGATAATGATGGTGCTATTGCATTTGTGAAGGCTAGGTTAGCTGTAGTAATTGAAGGTAATACAGCATACGTAAAAGGTCATAGAGTTAAAACAAATATTATTAGAGCTGTCACAGTAGAAAAACCAAGGGCTGCTTCTGATAGAACAACAATAGCAAATGCAACTACAAGTTTACCAGTGGGTAACTATGTCAAGCTAACTGCAAGTACTGTTAAAGGTGTACCAAATGTAAATGATTTTAGAACATTAGATTTACATAGCGAAACAATTGCTACAGGACAAGCTTCAGGAAATAAAATTGGTACAGCAAGAGCAAGGTCATTAGAATATGTAAGTGGTGAATTAAGATTATACTTATTTGATATTAGTATGACTGGCTCTAATGTATTTAGTTCTGTTAAATCAGTCAAACAAACTGCTGATGCAGGTCAAGCATTCATAGGAGATTTGGCAAGTGTAGGTAATCTATTTGATGTAGGTCATAACGGATTAGTATTTAAATTACCAGCTTCTGCGGTATATACATTAAAGACAATGTCAGGTGATAACGAAACTTCAGCATACAGTATTGAATATATTGTAAAACAAAGTTTTGATTTAGTAGATAATCAAATAGCAGTTAACTCTCCAGGTAGTGAATCTTTTGTAAATGTTTCAAGTATTGTAGCATCGCTAGATACAGGAGTAATTGATGTTACTCCAACTATTACTGGAGTTGATGGAGCAACAAGTTTAACATTTACAGATATTGGTGGCACAACTCCAAATGGTTCATCCCATAGAATTAAAGTAATGGCTGATGTTAAAGTTAACCTCTCACCTAATAGTAAAACAAAAACAAACGGAACTCTATCATCAGGCGGATTAACAAATGGAATCCGTAGTTTAGGTAAAGCAGATATTGCTGAACTTACTTCTGTAATAGATGCAAATAATAAAAACATTACAGATAGATTTATTTTAGATAATGGTCAAAGAGATAACTTTTATGATGTAGGTAGAATTATTCTTAAGCCTGGATTTGCAGACCCTGGTAATGTTACAGTAGCATTTAAATATTGGGCTCATGGTACTGGTGATTATTTTACTGTAAACTCATATAGAAACGATGAAAGTAATGGTACTACATATGATGAGATTCCAACATTTCAATCAAACTATGGTCCAATTAAATTAAGAGACGCCATTGATTTCAGACCAAGGAAAGATAACACAGGTGCAAACTTTACCAGTGCTGGTGGTACAAATCCTAGAGCGCCTAAACCTAATTCATCAACATCATCAGAGCTAACACATTATATGCCAAGGATTGATAAACTCTATGTAACTAGAGAAGGTGATTACAAAGTAGAAAAAGGTATATCAGATTTAAATCCTAAAGCTCCAGATACACCTAAAGATAGTATGGGTATATACGATTTAAAACTTGGGCCATATATATTTAATCTTAACGAATTAAAACCAGAGATAATCGATAATAGAAGATATACTATGAAAGATATCGGTCATCTTGATAAAAGAATAAAGAACCTAGAATATTATACATCTTTATCTTTATTAGAACAATCAGCTGCTGATGTATCATTGTTTGATGGAAGTAACTTTAGCAGAACAAAGAATGGATTTATAGTC